AAGCTCATCATATATATTAAGTAAGTGGGGTATAGTCCACGTACCATTAAAAAACGATGTCGGTATAGATTTGTGTTTGTGGTATTTGTTCAGTTCAGTTGTCAGTCTAACTACATCAAAATTTATTATATCTTTTGACATACTACTACTTATCACATATTGATGTTTAGAATAGTGTGCAGTTTATCTGTACCTTTATTTCTTCCTAACGTAACTCTTGCACCGTCATGTAACGGCTTGGGCCACTTGCCAATGTCAACCCAGGCATACCCGGCACTTTCATTGTTTAACGTAGGAATAAATTCATTAGGTACAACAGCAACGAAACTGTAATACATAAAGTTTTTGTTTCTACTTTGATAAACATCTATAGGATTTAATTTTTGTAGTTCTGGAACGAACCCAATTTCTTCTTCTAATTCACGTTGTATACATTCAAATGGAGTCTCACCACGGTCAACCAGCCCACCCCAAAAACCCCAGGTGTTTTTATGACGCTTGTCACTATTCCTTAATTGGAATAAACATCTTCCGGTATCACGAGCAAGAAAAATTACGCCTGCCCCAGCGACCCCTTCGAATTTTTTTACAGGTTCAGTTTCCAATATCCCGGATTGTACTGCCCTTCGTGTGTGCTCGTCCATGCCGAATTCTCGTATTTGTACTGTTTGTTTGTGTATAAGTTTTTAACATAATGTGTTATAGTTTGTTCACTGGCATCATATGACACTATCCATTTAGCACCGTCATACTGTATAATATCATGTATGTCTGCGGATAGGCTACCCCAATTGTCGCCAACAATTTCGTTAGTAAGTAAGTATCGTTGTCCAGTTGCTACAGCGTCTAATGTGCCATCACCTGGATAATTATTACTAGGATTAACAATTCTTGTTACATCGGTTTGTGTTGTACTAGGTAATGTGTCAGCGTCTATTGTAAAAATTAACTTAGCTGTGTCAATTGAATTCCTAACAATAGTTCCTGTGATTAACGAAGTACTTTCTATATCGCTACTAATGTTTAACTGTAATGTACTTCCTGTTGTTAATGGTATATCATCTATGCTTACACCTGCACCAGCAAGAGATCCATCAGCACCTTGGGGCGATAATACTTCTAGTAAATCATTCCAATTAGCTTTAACTGTAGTTCCATCATCGTAAACACTTTGGGCCGGAGTACCAGTCGGAGCATTCTTAAATAGTGTTGCTTCAGTACCGTCAATGCTTACCCAATAGTTATTTGGTGTAATTGTTTGTGTTTCCATACTGCCGTCTATAGTTCTAAAGAAGTCGTAAATGTCTGAGTCAAAACCTAAATCTGCTGTACTATCTGTTTTATATACATTAGCAATAATAGAGTTAATAATTTTTTGTCTCTTAACCTTAGCCGGCGGACTTAGCCATATAGGCATAACAAATGTTAACGTAGCAACATCAAGTGTTTCATCTACACCAGCTGGAATACTTCTATTACTCCACTGTATATCTGTTAACTCGACTTCGAATATATTACTCCAATCTAGTGGATTCGAGTTTTGTTGTAACTGTAAACTTGGGTTAAATAATATTAAAACCTGTTCTAACAACTGTAGTTTTTGGTCAGTATTGCTACTCCAAATATCTACTTGCATTGTTAAGTTGTATGGTACAGGCATTATTCTATCGGTGCTGTACAAGTTTCCTTGCCCAGTTTCATATGAAGCTGTACCAGTATCGTATTCTCTTTCAGCTACTTGCATTTTAGAAACTAGTGTAGGGTCTTGTGTCCTATCTCTAGCAATTAATAAACTTTGTATACTGGAAGCAATAAACGGAGTACTGTTAACCATGTTCTCACCACCTTTAGTAAGAATGTGAGCAACCATTCGACTCATGTCAGAATATCTAACAGGAACTTTGTTGTAATATGTAACACTATCACGTTTGCCTTCTGAAACTTTAAATTCACTAAAGATCCGCATGAACTGTAATAAGTATCTTCTTATCTGTGCGTCATAAAAATAATCCATATTTGCCATATTAGTCTGCCTTTGGTTTCACTGCTTTACTGAGATTAGTTTTAATTGGAGCAGTTGTACCGTCTGTGTTAATTGCTTGGTCATCGTTATTAACGAACGAAGTAAGTATCTTATTAGCCGCAGACCAAGCCGCCGTTCTATCATCGCCAACTTTACGCCAAACAGATAAGTTCTTTAAGAATAATCTATGCGGTGTAAAGTCTGTTCGTAGGAAGTAGGCTCCCTCATCAGCATCAGGTGGGAATGTTACCCCACTGCCAACCACCGCCGCGCCATTTGGAGGAGTGCCATCACCTGCTACAGCAATACCCATTTTGTCAGGAGCATTTTCATCTATATACAAATGTCCGCTAGCCAGATAGTTTGCATCGTATGGTGTTTCTGCCGCCGCCATTGCTTGAACTTTATCTGAAATAGCAATTTCTGTACTGTAAGTACTTAATATATTTCGTAAATCATCTGCCTGTTCGCCAGTACCAAGTATATCTCTGTACTCTGGACTGTCTGTTATATTAGTTAGTTTAACTCTCCACAAGTGAGGCCACCATCTGGCATCATAACCTTCTGCTGGGCGACCGGCATCACTAACAACAAAATATCTATTAATGGCTTCTCCACCACCGAGTAATAAGTCATCTCGCAAATGAGGTAGTTCAATAACGTCACCTGACATTAGACGTCTGCCTAATAAACTTGCACATGTATTCATATGGAAAGTCATAAACAATGAATCATTGTTAACAAACAGTCCAAACTGTGTTAAGTCGAATTCTGGATCACCAGGAGTATAACTGCCACGTAATTCGTAAATATCAGTGTCATATTTCCTGTCTCTGTTCTCCAAAAATAGCACATCTTGAATATACAAGTCGCCAGTCCCGGTACTTGAATCACCGGAATCATCTGTATAAGTGCCTATGTATTTGTGTACATAAACACCTGTACCACCCGCGTTGATGTTCTCGGCTATGATCCTATCTTGAAAATCATAATCGTTTGTTTTGTTCTTGTTCCATAAACTTAATCTAGGCATAGCAGTATTTATCACTTTATAAAGTTCTTGACACAAGACGTGAAAATGATAAATACATTTATGAACGATATGCGAACATATATGAATCTTATTGAGTCTGCAGAACTAGAAGAAGGTGCAGACTTCATGGGCTATTACGAGGCCCAAAGAGAATTCAATGGCAAAATAGAAACAGTATGGACTTTTCCTGATGGCTTTGAAACCCAAACAGGACATTTAAGTAATAATAGTGCAAGAATGGTATTAGATACACTAGGACTAGATTCATACTTTGAAGAAGCAGGGCCAACCGAACTTGATACCTTTATAAACATATCTACACAATGGTTAAGGAAACATCTTGATAAACAATCTGCAGAAATTCCAACAACAAGCGATGAGAACCCTGGAGGACCAACAATGATTAGTGTTGGAAGAGAAGAAGGGCATATGAATAATATGATTATGGCATTTAATAAAGAAGCACGAAGATTTAAATCAGAATATCCGGAAGTAACTCACGTGGCATTTGCATAACCTGCTCCTTTCGATCTCTCTGGAGAGTTGGCTGAGTGGTTTAAAGCGTCTCCTTGCTAAGGAGGAGTACGGGTAACTGTACCGAGAGTTCGAATCTCTCACTCTCCGCCAGTTTTTCTGGTAAATAAAGGTTGACTTACCAGCAAAATACTGTATAATAGTATATACAAATTAGGTTTTGTGAACCAATAAAGGATAACACAAGGGCTCGGTGTATGGCTTAAGACACGATAGATCCGAGACAGTTGAATTAACATTAGATGTTGTCCCAGGGGAGAAAGGGCGAGTAATAGTGTCTTTTTAAATGAAAGTCCAACCCCGGCAAGTAAATCACCTTGTTGGTCAGTCAGGCGGAACAAGGTGATCGATGCTTAAAGCATTTTAAACATTCTCCCAAAAAATACGCATAAATGGTTGACATGTACCAGGAAATCCGGTATAATAGTACACATATTAACGCAATAAGGCAGTAAGAATCATGGCATATTACACTTATACGCAAGATCCAATTGGTGTTTTTGTTGAGAAAGACCAGGGAAATACCTTCGAATTCAGCATAAACAACGAGCAAGATGTTTACTCACAGTCCCTTGTAGAGAATTATCCACACAAAGTATGGGTGGGTTCAGGACAAATTGGCGGTGACAGTGGATGGCGTTATGCAAACGTTAAGAAGACGGTGGCTTATATCATCGTAGACGAAGATGAAGGCGGCCCTGTGCTAGAGCGTTGGTATATCAAACAGCGTCGAGATTATTTCGTATAAAATTATAGGCAAGTGGTGTTAATGGTAACATGCAGGTCTCCAAAACCTTGCGATTGGGGTTCGAATCCCTACTTGTCTGCCAATTAAATGAATAGGATTGAGAGTGAAAATTAATATAAGACCCTACCCCAAGCACCGCTGGTATCATAACTTTCTGTATAAGTTAGGAATTGAAAACAAGCAGAAGACGTCTGTGCATATAGATGACTTCGACACGTGGAGTATGGATCATACTCTAGCTTATATAATAGAGCCTATGCTTAAACAACTTAAATCCACAACTCATGGTGCACCATACGTTTATCCAGAAGATGTGCCAGCCGACTTACGACCTACAAAAAAAGAATTAACGTTGTACACCAATAACGGCGATTGCGATCCTAAGTTTTTTGAACGTTGGGATTGGGTATTAGGTGAAATGATTTTTGCCTTTGAGAGCAAACATAACGATTGGGAAGAACAATTCTACACTCCGGACGCTGATTGGGCCGAGCATACAAAATATCAGGATCGTATAACACACGGGTTTAAACTATTTGGAAAGTATTACGAGAACTTGTGGGATTGATATGATTAAGATAATAAATATATGTGTTGTATTACAAGAAACTATATCACTAATGATATTTTAAAAACACACATGTATACACGGGGATAAAAAATGGTAAAAGTAAAAGCAAAAGCGAAAGCACCAGCAAAAAAAGCAGTTAAAAAAGTAACTAAGAAGAAAGTAGTAGATACTAGTTTTGATTGGAACCAAGTTGGTGATAACGTTTTAAAGAATTCAGAACAAATTGCAAAAAATGTAATGGCAAATGCACAAAGAATTAGTGACAATGTTGCCGCATACTTAAATAGAACTATCTAAGTAATTAATAATTTTTACTAAAAGCTCATAACGGGCTTTTATAATTTTTCGGGGCTGTAGCTCAGTAGGGAGAGCGATTCCCTTGCACGGAATAGGTCGTAGGTTCGATTCCTATCAGCTCCACCAGGATTTAAAATGAATGACGATAAACTAGAAAATACGATTACAAATTTAATACTAGAATTGTTGTTAGATGCGAGAGAACATGGCATTGATATATTATCGTTCGAAGATGTATGTACTATGTTAGGTGTCGATGATTTATCCTTACTGACACAACTAGAGCAAGACGAAAACTACATTTTAAATCATGAATATCTAGAAAAGCTGAAGGACCCGATAATCCGTAAAGCAATGATAGAATCATTTAGGGCGACTAAGCATTGAATATAGAAACAGTAACATGGGTCCATCATTGGACAGATAACACATTTAGTTTTAAAACAACTCGAAATCAAACTTTCCGTTTTACAAATGGTGAGTTTACTATGATTGGATTAAAAGGAGAAGAGGAAGGATCACGTCCTTTACTAAGAGCATATAGTATGGTAAGTGTAAACTATGAAGACGAGTTAGAGTTCCTCAGTATTAAGGTACCGTACGGACCTCTTACAAGTCGTCTACAGCATTTAAAAGTTGGAGACGAAATAGTAGTAATGCCTAAAACAACAGGCACACTGACTATTAACAACGTTACTACGGCGAAGAATTTAATTTTACTTGCAACTGGTACAGGAATTGCACCGTTTTTAAGTATAATTAGAGACCCTGATACATACGATAAATTTGAAAATGTTGTATTAGTACACACTACGCGAACACATTCAGATCATACTTATACTGACCTAATAAAAGAATTAGTAGAACTACATCCAATTACATATTACGATACATGTACGCAAGAAGACTATGTACGTTCAGGACGCTTTTGGGACCATATAGATAATTTTACAGATGGCGGATTTAATAAAGCAACTGATAGAGTTATGGTGTGCGGTGGACCAGAGATGAACTACCAGTGCAGAGATTTTTTTGAAGAACATGATTTCCAAGAAGGCAATGCAGGAGAACCTGGCGACTTTATTCTAGAACGTGCCTTTGTGGATTGATAAATACAGGTATGGCAATAACTAAATACTCTGAATTTACTCTTGAGGCATACAACGAATTTCACAACCAACGTGTCGGACACGGTTCCCAACGCTACAATCCATTTAAGAACATCAAAGTAACACCTACGCCAGTACAATTTCTTTTGTTTACTGATTCACCCGGTTGGGGAAATAGTGTGACCATGGGGTCGATGGCTGAAACTACAACAGATCATAAAGGTATAAAACAATCAAATATACCAAAAGACACTGACACAGCTACTCGAAGAATTAACGATGTAGATAGATGGAAAGATGGCAGATATGATCAGATAAATTTTAATACTAGTAGAGCGATGGGTGCATATAAATTAGCACACGAATGCCGAGAGCATGGTTTTACAGTTCAAGTTATAGACAACCTGTTCCATCTAGATATTGAGACAACAAAACGTGTAATAGATAAATTTGTTGGAAAAGAAACATTAATGTTAGGTGTAAGTAGTACATTTAGAAGTTTCCAATTATTAATGCAACGACCTTCAATATCAAACTTTGATCCTTTTGAAGGGTTTACTGCAGATGAAAAAACAGAATGGGTAACAAACTTCAACAATACTCGCAGACATTTCTTTTCAACTGGTAAAAAAGGTGATGAGATATTAGGCAAGTATATACACGATATAAATCCCAACGTAAAATACATTACGGGTGGTGCTAATACCACAGCAAACTATTCCAGACCAGACGATAACGGCTTAATGGATTATGTGAATCTAGGATTCGGTGATGTAACATTGCCACAAATACTACAACATCTTAAAGATGGCGGAAAAGCAGACCATTTGCCTACAAATAAACATAATGTAATGGTAACAGCTGATGGCGAAAGCAAATTAGACATAAAACACTCAACTCAAGTATGGCGACCAGAAGATAATGTTCAGAATGGAGAAATATTACCGTTAGAGGTTGCTAGAGGTTGCATATTTAAATGTAATTTTTGTTCTTTTCCATTAAACGGAAAAGGTAAGGGCGAAGCATTACGAGACTTTAGTTATATTAGAGAAGAGCTAATATATAATTACGAAAAGTATGGTATTGAAGATTATTGGCTAACAGATGACACATTTAATGACGACCATAAAAAAATGATTGACTGGCATGCCATGACACAAACATTGCCCTTCAAATTAAAGTGGAGTTCATACATTAGATTGGATCTAGTGTACATTAACCGTAAACATAATCCACCACAAGCACAATTAATTGCTGAAAGTGGTTGTCGATTAACAAATTTAGGTATTGAAACGAC